TGGGTAAACATTAGAAACTGTTTTAGCTCGTATCTTTGTTCTTCTAGCTTCTTTTTTGCAGTAAACGCTTCTATTGCTTCTTGTTCTACACTGCCACCACTAAATACTTTACGTAGCATTGATGGGTTCTTGGCTGACTTATGTGCGTTGTCTACGTCACTGACTGCTCCCATCCACCGTGACAAGTCCTGTGACATTGCTTCGATGTCTCGCCCTGCTTGGAACATACGCTTGATATTACTAAATGCTGCAGATGCTACGCTAAGACTTGCTGATATAGTGATGGGGTCAAACACGCTAACCCACTACTGCGTCTTTAGCAGCTTTTTTTAAAATTTCATCTGATTG